TGTACTCAGTGCAGCGACTCAAGCAGCCGACGGCTTGCCTGGAGCACAAGCCATAGTGGCACAGGCTCAGTCAGGTGTGACTGGCAGTCTCAACGTGGGAGGTTTTGCATCCAGTCTATCAGCAGCCGGAGTAGATCTGGCCACAGGACGTATATCATCAGTTGACGCAGCATTTGCCAAAGGCGGTATCAATGGTGGAGCCGGCGCGCTCAACAGTGTGCTAGGCAGTGTAGCCGGTGGTCTAGGCGCCGCTGGCGGAGCACTTGGCGGATCTCTAGCAGGAACAGCAGCAGGACTAACAGCATTGGTAGGCCCAGCAGTGTCGGCTCTTGGCACAGCTGGTTCTGCCTTGGTGGGAGCCGCAGCCAAGGCCGGCAGCGTGGCAACAGCATCAATACAAACAATCAACAGTGCGCTGACAAGAACGCCAGTGGGCCCAAATCCAATCAACGTTGCTGATTTTGCCAAAACCATACCAGCAGTAAATGCTATAGGCCCCATGGATTCAGCACAGGTTACTGGAGTGCTGGCCCAGGCTAAAAATCTAGTAGGACAATCTGCCAGCACAATTAGCAATGCCAAGGGCATTGGCGAGTTTGGACTAAACATTCAACAACTCGAAACTGCTGGTTATGTCAAGCCTGGCATCAGTAATTTGCTCGCACAAGGTGCCAGCAGCCTGGCAGCAGTTGCCAAAAGTCCGTCAATCTGGACAGGCAAAGGTGGAATACAAGGACTTGAAGGATTGTTGGCAAGTCCGTCAACACAGGGCCTGATACAACAAGATCTCATGGCCAAGGGCGTGGCCGGTCTAGGGGCAGTGGGAATACCAGTCAAAAATTTATCTGCACAAGGCCTTGCAGGCATGAGTCTAAATGCTGCCAAAAGTCTACCAAATGCTGAAGCGTTTGCCAAGGGCCTGCCCATACCTGGGGATGCCACAGGTACCGTCAAGGCAGCATTTGACACCGCAGTACGAGATGGAGCATTTGCAGTGAATCTAGTGGCTGCCAAGATACCAAACACATTCAAAGACACAGAAATACCTGTTCCAGCAGTCAACACTGTGAGTAGAGCCACAGTTGATGCGGCTAGCAGTCGTATTGCTGGCAATGACAAAATACCACCGGTTAATTATGGTCCACCTGCTGTTGCTCCGGGCGAGTTTGAAACCCAACTGAGAGGAGTGCTGGCACTTCAAAGTGAAGTTGTGAAGTTGGTGAATGCTCGCGCAATATTGTTATTTGATCTTAACGAAAAAGTTGCTGCCCTGGAAAATCAACAAACACTAACACAAAATGAATGGGCAGCAGTAGATGCTGAGTATCAAGCAGACCGAACCAACTATAGTGCCATTGTGATTCCAAAAATAGGTGATTATCTTCGCGCTAGGCTTTCATCAGAAGTTCGAGTGCAGCAAGTCACGGCCAGTGATTTCAAGGTCTTTGACGACGGCGTCCTAAGGCTTTTACAACGCAGCAAGGACGTGAGAGAACGCATTAGACTATTGCAGTTCAAGATTGAAGGTATCAATACATAAGCAGCGGTAAATACACCATGGCACAAAAATTCATTGGCTTCAACACTCAGGGGCAATACAAAAAGTTTACTCTTACAGACTTTGAACTGATCAAACGCGACCTGTTGAATGCGTTCAACATTCGTCAAGGTCAATTGCCTGGCCGTCCAGCCTACGGCACTGTGCTCTGGGATTTCTTGTTTGAAAATCAAGTGGAAGCATCACAGCAGGCAATAGAGCGAGAAGTGCAGCGTGTAGCGGCAGGCGACCCTAGAATTTTCATCAGCCAAGTCGTGACCTTCCCACAAGAAAATGGAATCTTGATTCAGGTAGAGCTCACTGTGACCCCGTCTACAGATGCCGAGCGGCTGAGTATTTTCTTTGATCTGCAACAGCGCAACGCCTCCTATGTATAACTAAGCCGTTTTTGTTGCCGCTAAATAAACAATAGAGGCGTATCAAGAATGGCAAAAACAACTAGACAAACAGCGATATTTGGTGTTGAAGACTGGAAACAGATCTATCAAACCTATCGCGAAGCAGACTTCCAGAGCTATGACTTTGAAACTCTTCGCAAGAGTTTTGTTGATTACTTGCGCTTGTACTATCCAGAAACATTCAATGACTACATTGAAAGTTCAGAATACATTGCCTTGCTGGACGTTATTGCGTTCATGGGACAGGCTCTTGCTTTCCGTACAGACCTAAACACTCGTGAAAATTACATGGACACTGCTGAACGCAGAGACAGTGTCACTCGCCTGGCCAATCTAGTGAGCTACACTGCCAAGCGCAACATAGCAGCACAGGGCCTACTCAAAGTATTCTCAGTCACAACAACAGAAAATGTTGTGGACTATCAAGGTGTTAATCTTTCCAACGTCACTGTTAACTGGGCTGACCCAACCAATCCCGACTGGCAAGAACAGTTTACCACAATCATCAACAGCAGTCTAGTGGACACTCAGCGTGTGGGTCGCCCCGGCAATCGTCAGACTATTCTGGGTGTGCGCACAGATGAATATGCAGTTAACCTGGTGCCAGGATTCTTGCCCATAGTGCCTTATACCGCTGTGGTTGATGGTGTTACCATGCCTTTTGAAGCCATGAGCTCAACATCCGTGGGTGCTACATATCTATACGAACCGCCACCAAGAGCCAACCAACCATTCAATATGTTGTTCCGCAATGATCAACTGGGATTTCAGTCAGCTAACACTGGCTATTTCTTTATGTTCAAGCAAGGCGTGCTGCAAAACCAAGACTTCAACCTGGCTGAAAAAGTATCAAACCGCACAGTAAACATCAACATTGAAGGCGTCAACAACGAAGACCGTTGGTTGTTCCAGCTGGACAATGTGGGCAGTGTGAGTCGCGAGTGGAACTACACTGAAAATATCTATGCTGCCGCCGCGGAACAAGTGGGCACCACACTGCGTCCAATCTACACAGTCACATCCAGAACCAATGATCAAATCACCATGGTGTTTGGTGATGGTGTGTTCTCTGAAATTCCGGTGGGAACATACCGTGCATATGTTCGTGCATCCAACGGCCTGCAATACATTATCAACCCTGAAGAAATGCAGGCTGTAACGGTCCCCATCAGTTACATCAGCCGTAATGGCAACCTTGAGACCATGACATTTACTTGTGGCATCACAAGACCCGTTAGCAACAGTCAAGCCCGTGAAAGTATTGATGCTATCAAGCAACGTGCTCCTGCTAGATACTACACACAAGACCGCATGGTCAACGGCGAAGACTACAACTTGTTCCCTTACACACAATACAATTCAATTGTGAAAAGCAAGGCGCTGAATCGTGCCAGCATTGGCACAAGTCGTTATCTTGACCTTGTAGACAACACAGGAAAATATTCCAGCACCAATACCTTTGGCAGCGACGGCGGACTATGGGAACAGAATATTCTGCCCACAATCCTGTTTGCCTATACTAACCGAAATGAAATTGCAGATGTGGTTACCAACCAGGTACAACCTGGCATTGGTGAAACTACCATGCGGCAGTTTTACTATGCCAACTTCCCAAGAGTCACAGCAACTTCATTGCCCACATACGGTTCAACCACCTGGGTTGACGGAGCCACCTGGAATCAAAGCACAACACTGGCCAATGAAACCACAGGCTATTTTAGAAACGCAGTAACATCAGCAACTTGGCCCAACGGAACACCAATTCCAGTTGGCTCCACAACCACAACAGCATTCAAATACGTGGCTGTAGGCAGCCTGATCAAATTTGTTGCACCATCAGGTTACTACTTTGACAGCAACAACAAGTTGCAACAAGGTACACCAAGTCGTGCTGACGAAACACTAGACATCTGGGCCAGTCCATTGAGCATACAAGGCGACGGCTACAACAACGGCCTAGGCAACCTGAGCTCTGGCGCAGGACCAGTTGCACTCAACAACTTTGTACCGTCAGGTGCATTAGTAGATACTATTATTCCGTTGTTTGTGACAGACTTACCACTTAGCCTGGAACAGGCCATGGCTGAACAGATTTTGTTGAATCGCAACTTTGGTATTGGCTATGACAGCAATGGCGACATTACAGGCACACCCTATTCGTGGTACTTGATTACCAGCACTAACCTGGCAACAGATTCTACATTCAGTCAGACCAATGCGGGATCAACCGCAGGCACTAATCAAGATGCTTCCTGGTTGGTGCAGTTTGTGGTTCAAAATCAAAACTACACAATCACATTCCGTGGACTAGCCTACTACTTTGGATCAGTACTGCAAACTCGTTTCTTCTTTTATGATGGCGCACAAGTCTACGACAGTCGTTCGGGAACAGTGATCAAAGACTATATCAATTGTCTGGCAGTAAACACACAACCTGACTCTACTGATCATTTGCCTGGCGACATTTTTATGACCATTACTGGACAACCAGTTGAGAGTGACGGTTATGTTGATGACTTCCAGGTACTAGTGGGATTCCGCGACAGCGACAACGATGGTGTACCAGACAATCCAGATTTTTTCTCCGAGATTGTGGCACCTACAGTAGACAGCACTCAGAAATACATATACCTGCAGAAGACCGTGGACTTTGACAATCTGCAAAGATTCCTGCTGGTAGAATCTGGCCTTGTGACCAGCGACTATGCTACCATAGACGATATTGAAATGGTCAAATCAGAATGGAGTCCTGGACAGGTATTCTATGCCTATACTGATCAAGCGTTCTATCAACTCAGCATTGGAACCACAGGATTGAGAACACTCATTGACGTGTCAACTGACTGGACAGTTCGAACTGGCCGACAAGATTTGTATTATCAATATCGCCATAACAGTCCGCTGACCAGCAGAATTGATCCAGGTACGACCAACATTATTGACTTGTACGTGGTGACCTTGGCTTACTACACAGCATATCAAAACTGGATTCGTGATACCACAGGCACAGTGATTGAGCCAGATGTGCCCAGCATTGACGAACTGTCAACGGCATATCAAAAACTGCAAGATTACAAAATGTTGAGCGACAACATTGTGTTGAATTCAGTGGTGTTCAAACCCTTGTTTGGTGAAAAGGCCTCATCCAATCTACGAGCCACAATCAAGGTCATACGTGCATCAAACAGCACAGCCAGCTCTAGCGAAATCAAAAGCGCAGTGGTATCAGCAATGAACACATATTTTTCCATTGACAAATGGAACTTTGGAGATACTTTTTACTTCTCAGAATTGGCAGCATACTTGCATAGAACACTTGGCACAATAATTAGTTCAGTGGTCTTGGTGCCACTTGACACACAAAAATACTTTGGTGACCTGTATGAAATACGGTCAGCTCCCAATGAAATATTTGTCAACGGCGCAACAATCAACAATATTGATGTGATTGAAGCACTCACCAGTACTAATTTGCGTACTGCCCCTGGTAGCGGAGTAATTTAATGGCCAATGTTCGTAGTGTAGATTTTCTTCCTGAAATATTTCAGACTGATGCCAACAAGCAGTTCCTAGCAGCTACTCTAGACCAACTGATTCAAGAACCCAACTTTAAAAAGACACAAGGGTTCATTGGTCGCACAGTAGGCCCGGGTGTTAACCCCAACGACCGATATGTGATTGAGCCAACCACAACCAGAGCCAACTATCAACTGGAGCCTGGTGTTGTTAGCCTAGAGCCGGACACTGATACCATCAAGGATGTTATAACATATCCAGGGCTGAATGATGCT